GGCAACTCTCAACACCCTTCTATTACCCTGACTGGCTTTGCTGGTCCGTTTTACACGGACCGACCAGCAGGAACCACCCCCCATACGGGGGGAAACCCTAGTAAGTGAACTTAATCACAGCCAGGGTCCGAGATCGGGCCACACCAAAGTGTACCCGTGTCTAGGTCTTGCAGGTAAGAAACGACCTCGAAGCGCCTCCTCCCCAAGGGAGTAAGACGCTCCTTGCCCGTTAAGAGCCGCCAGAAGGCAGCCCTCGACGTCGATCGTTTCACTCACCGCTCGCACTTCCCTATAACGGAAAGCGTACCCTCCCCACCCATATCTCTCCTTGTGAGAGAGTACAAAGGCGGGGTGAGCTTCATCCCAGTTTGAGATGAAGCCGACGTCTCCAAACCCTTCGGGGATTCGATGACGAACGCTTGGTTTAACTGCCGTAAGACAGCGTAGCCAAACAGGGAACAGGCGTAAGTCGCAATGCCGACCACGATAACTGTCGTGACGGCTCCAGCGACGGAACCCATTAGCGATGATGTAGCAGGTCGATTCAAAGTCATGATGCTCGCTTCGTAGAAAATACGGACGGACATTGTGACCCAAGAACCAATCTGTACCGCAAGACTCGCGGAAAGCCCCTTTGCCAAAGGTCTTTCCGACGTTCACTCTGAACCCTAGAAAGTTCAGAGTACTCCGGACCAACGGCTCTAGCTCAGAGGGGAAGATTAGATCATCGCCATAAGCGATAATTTTGTCAACCTCTAAACAACCCTTCACTTCAGCAGCACCTAGGAGGATGCTGTAGAAGATCAGGGTCTCGAGCTCGAAGGTGTATCCGTTACCCATGCTCGACCACTTGTTCAGGATTTTCTCTTCACCCTTCGCTACTTCGACATAGTCGACTCGCGAAAAGTGAAGAAAGTCCGCCCAAGCGTATGGCAAAAGAAGCCACACGACCTCACGTGAAATGAGATCGCTCGCACTGGATAAGTCCATTGTACACAGACGATCCTCGACCGAACCCTCACGGGCTAAATCTTGGTTATTCTTCTGTGTACTCAGGTCAAGTCCAAAAAGACGTAGCTGCTGCCTGATCAAAGCACCTTGCCCTAGCTGAACAAAAATATTCAGATCGGGCTCGATGCAAATCGTTCGGCCGCAAGTAGCCTTCTTGGGAACTATCCTCATTTTTGAACTCCGCCGCAGACGAATGTCTGAAGCAGCGCCTTTCCAGGCGTCCGGAAAACCGAAGGTTCTAAATGGGATGACTCTCGGAGTTGCGTCCAGAGTGCGACGCGAATACTTCTTACCCTGAGTCACAACACCAGAAAGTGAAGTTGTGGCACCAGGACCAAATCGCATCTTCGATTCAGCAAAGCTGATCTTGGCTTTCGTTAGATCACCAAGGATTCGCTGGATGTGCTCCTGTGATTTCATCACAGTTGCAAGGACATCCGGGTCCGCGATATGCGGATCCTGCGCGAACCTAAGAAGACGCTCATTGGTCTCGGCGCACACTTCCTCGGCTTCCCAGAACTTCTTCAGTGCTTCCTGTTCGGGATCAACATCAACCGGGACTCGTGGATTTTTCGAGAGGACCTTCGTCACCAGATAGTCATCAGCAAACCGCTGATGGTCCAGATAGTGATTCGGGTCGATCTCTAGATCCATTAAGTCCTGGAATTGCTTTTCCCTAATTAGGAGCCACACTGTTAAAGCTCTGGGTGTGTCTATGTTTTCACACAGACACTTTACAAGAGAAA